AATGTTTCTAAAGGAATATTCATATATTTTGTTTTACTTTTTTCACCAACAACTTGGATAGAAAAAGGATATTCTGACCCCTTATTATGATGTAACACACTTTCAATTTCATTTTTTATGTGTTTTTAATCATCATTTTCTTCAAACTTTCTTTTGTATTGTTCCATTATTCTTCTTCTTTTGGTTTATAATTATATAGTTTTTTTCAACAGCTGCTGACATTCTCTTCCTATTTATGTTTTTTTAATTTATTAACATAATCTTTCAATTGTCTATCTGATAACCATTCTGGTTTTTCACTTTTTGAAAAAGAGTTGTATAAAGCAATCATATTATCGGCGTGTGTAATAGGATCACCTGCCCATAGATGTTTAGGGGAGGGGTTTCTAAAGTAATAATCTGCATCTCGTTGAAATTTACCTAACATTTGATAACGAAATGTTAAATCATGATCTAATACATCTTTTTTAAAATCTTTAGAAATTTCTTCTTTAAATAGTCTCTGATACCTTTCCATTATTTTTCCTCTTTTGATTTATTTTTTTCTTCTGGACTTATTCCAGGGTATTTCATTTTTAGTTTTTTCATAGCCATTTCAAGCTGTTCTTTAGTCAAATTTAAAGCTAATTTGTTAATTGAAGTCTGGGCATCCCCTGGGGTATCCATACGAAAAAGACGTGTACCGTCTGGTAATATAATAGCAAAATCAGTATCCAGTAGGTCTGATTCCGGTTTTTTAAAAAAGTCTTTTTCTTTAAATTGTGGTATATATCGTTTCATATTTATTAGTAATAAAACTTTCAAAATAATTAGAAAAACTCATGAAATTGTTTAACAGCGTCTTTAATAGAATTTTGCTGAGTTTCACTTCTCCCAGTCAACCTATCGTTTTCATCTTCATAGCAACAAGAAGGGATATAATCAATATTTTTAGCCCCCCATAGTGCCTGACAAACAGCATCAGAAATATCCTTTGCGTTTATACCCACTTGACTTGTTTCCCAATCTCCATTATAATCATGAATTACTGTTCCTTTTGGGTGATCGATTTTTCCCTCTACCATTTGTAAACAATATAAATTATTTTTGAGGTATATGTTTCTACCTGATTTTAATTCATTATTGGCCATACATGTTAGCATTGTTTGGTATGGATTCATTGTTCTATCAACCGTTTGTTTTATTACATTTATCCCTCTTCTTTCTATTTGTTGTTTAATACCTTCTGCGACCTGAAAAGAATCTGAAAAAACGTTTTTAATATATGTATTTCCCTTTTGTTGTATGTCAATAATAAATTGTGATATGGCTTCCATATTTATAGCTTTTTCTTTAGGCAAAATACCAAAACAAAAATCAATCACATATATAGAAGTTTTCTTTTCTCTTGACCATTCCTTATGTAACATTGCCAAACCAAAAGCGTCACCATCCTTTGAAAAGGATGAGTCCAGTCCGATACAGCGAGCCTCTTTCGGTGCTCTATAAAAATAATATTTTCCATCAAAAGATTTCTTAAAAAATTGTTCGCTTATTTGATTCCATATTAACCCCTCTGGGACTTCATTTGCATCCGCCCGTAAGGATGTTAATACATTTTTTAAAGTTTCATTATCAAAAATACTATTTATAAAAGATGCTTGCTGAATAAACTTACTCTCAGAACTTGTAGGTCTTCCCCCGATATCCTTAATTGATTTTACTAAAGCTTGTTCATATCTTTTCCTTGCATCTATAGGAACATCTTGTATTAAATCTGGTGGTATATTTTTAATCTGTTCTTCTGAAATAACTATTTGTGCTGGTATAGAACCATCCCCAGTTATAACTCTAAATGTCTCCTTTGTTTCATTCCATATAGGAAACATGTGGGGTCTCGCTTCCCATCTTGCCCTCCACCTAAAGTATGTTTCATTATCAAATTGAAGTTTTTTAATGATATGGGATTCAATAGTTGAAGCAGCGTAGTTAGCAGATGAGTCTAAATATACATAAGTCAAGTATGCCTTTCCAACTGTAGCCTCAATTCTATCTAAAGCATCTGTATATAACCGGAAAATTTCTTCTTCCGATGTTCCGGCCACATCAATAAAGAAAGCGATCTCTGAAATATATACCTGTAGAATATCCGCACCGAGTATCTCATTTGGATCATCATTTCCTAATAAAAGCAATAGACCACTTGCTAAAGTTATTTCACCAACAGAGGAAGCTTTACTATATACAATTTTTTTACAACCATATTTTTTTTGCTCAATCGAAACACTATCTGCAAATTTAACTTGTATAAATCTATCTGATTTTTCAAGAATCTTAAAAATAGGTTTACAATATAGTTGACGGGTTTTGTCAAATTTCCAAGATAATAAGTATAAGCATAAATCTGTAAGAGGGCTTAAATGGAAAAAAAGTGATGGCTCCCTTAAAAAATGTATAAAAATTATTGTGTATATAATAAGTAAACGAGCTAAAAAAGTTTTCCCAAGCCTTGTCCCTCCATAAAAACATAATTGAAAATATTCTTTTTTACCATCAATAATATTAAGAAAGTCTTGCTTGACGTGGGGATAAATTGAATCAACTACAGAAGGAGGAAGCCAGCCCGTTGAGGCATCAAGAAACTCTGCTCCTGTCGGCGGAATTTCTTTGAATATAAGTAATTTAGCTTTTTGCGCTAAATCATCTATGTCTAAATTGGAATTAGAATATATATTGTATAGTTGTTTTTTTTCTTCTATTGTAAAAGAATTATATTTTTCATCAATTAATTTTTGTAAATCTTCATTTTGGAATTTTTGCATAAAATTCCTCTGGTGTATGAAATGATAACCATTCTATTTTTTCTTTTTTAAATTTAAAAAAGGGTAAATCCAATCTCTTAGTATATGTTCTAACACTGTTTCTTGAAATTTTATATATACTCATTATTTCTTTTACAGATTTATTTTCAAAATATAAATTTATTAATTTTTTTAAATCTTCAAATGTAAGACGACATCTATTATAAAATATATTTTTATGAGCCTCACTAACATTTTTTTTACATTCATCTGATCTCTTTAAACCTTTGTTTGAAATACTACTTTTTTTCTTTGATTCTTCACTATGATGTTTTCCGCTCATTCCAAAATTGGGGTTTATTTTAGCATTATTTTTCATTTTTTGTCTTTTTTCTTCCGATATAGGTTTTCCTTTATTTCCGGGCACTTGTCCTATATGAGATGCACTTAATTTCTTTTTTGTTTCCTCGGTATGTTTATAATTATTTCTTTCTTTTCTTGTCTTAACTATCTTTTCTCGTGTTGATTGCTTTACATAATGACCTTTTTGAGCATTACTATAATTCAATCTAATTTGTTCTTTGTTAGGGTGATAAGTAAAATTATCACCCCCATTATCTCTTTTAGCAATATTATAGCCATATAATTTATCCCAGGCGTTAAAAAAATATTTACATTCAGTTTCACATTTTAAAAGTTCTTCCCGTGTATAACATACTCCTAAAATTACTTTTTTCAAAAAATATGATCCCCGTTTTTTAATAATGCGTTTAATCCAAGTTCCCGACCCAAAATAACCTTCTGTATCTTCTGCGAATCCCATTTTTTGCCCAATATAAACCAAATTATGTTTCTTGTCTAAAGTTACATAAATATAACCATAATAATTATCAGTTAAATTCCCGTTTTGATCTAAATATTTTTTCATATAAATTTTTGCAAAATAAAAATCTCCTTATATTATTAGTACAAGGAGACTCGAATTGATTTATTTAACGTTATTCTTTTTCTAATATTTTCCTTTCAAAACCCTTTCAACATATTTCAAAAAAACCGCTTCGCTTATTATTTCTTTTTCAAACAAAGGACCAACTGCTTCAATCATTTTAATTTTGTTTTCACTAATCATATTATATCTCCTTATTTTTTTCAATTCTAATTACCAATGTGTAAGCACATTTACTTTTTCCCTCGTCACACAAATACATTAGATAAAAATTTTCATCTACTTGTGTTATTTTAAAATATTCTTTTGTAGCACTGAATTTTACGGTCAGAATTTTTATTCCTCTTACAACTTCGGTTGAGATTTCTGTAATAGGATGAACGGCCCCATCCATGTGTATCATGGTGTTATTTTGCATCTCTCCCATATACATTTCTTTTTTTGCTTCGCTTTTCTTCCCAACTATTTTACCACACAGATAATAAGTACCACGATATTCCTCTGGAACTTCCTTGAGAATGCTTATGCTCTTAACTTCTGCCAGCACACTGCAAGCCAAAACCAAAACTAAGACTACAAAAAACTTTTTCATTTCTGTACCTCTTCTAATTTTTTAATTTTAATCACAAGTATATGTGAACATTTTTCATTTCCTTTTGTATACATACACATATAATAAAACTCTTCATCAGCTTTGGTTATACTAAAGACATCTTCTTTGTCCACAAATTCTATGAACAAAATTGGTTTACCTTGAAAGGTTGATGTGGTAATTTTTGAAATACGTGATATTTCCCCATCGTATGCAACAACAAAAGCATTGCTTACCATTGTGCCAATACGTCTACCGTCCTTAATATATTGTTTGCCGTCAGCGATCATAGCATACATATAATATTTACCAATATATTCATCTGGCACTTTTTCTAAAACCTTGTCGGTACTTTCCTGTCCAAGCAAAGTACAACCGATTAACAGAACTAATGCGACCATAAACTTTTTCATACTTTTTCTCCTT